TAAAGATTCTTTTGCTTTTTTTGCAATACTTACAACTTGTGTTTTACCCATAACTTTAGCTCTTTGCTCCATCACAGTTAAAATTTGTATCTTACGTGCATAGGGTTTATTAATTCTTTTAACTTTTGAAACTGTCTGTCTTGCATCTGCTGGAGTGGCAAATTTAATGCTAACAGTATCTTTTGGATTTTCATCAGTATATAAACGTCTACCAGACTTCTTAGGTTTTTTACCTGTACCAACTTTGGGGTCTTTTTTTACCATTATCTTCTTCCATCAGGTTGAACATCAGCTCGGAATGCACCAAATCGCCAAGACTCATCAGTTGATGTATTTTCTATTTTTAATGATGCTAATCTACCTCGTGCTCTTGTGTCAACCTTTTTCGTACTTGATGTAACAGTGAAAGGTCCAAGCGGTGAAGACGCTTCAGTTTCTGATGGAAAGTCTTTTAAATTTATTGTTATCTGAGCATTACCATCAAGCTTACCAAAGTCTGGAATAAATCTTCTTATCTTTACAAAAAACTCACCTGCACTACCTTCCATAGGCATTTCAAAATCACCTGATTCTATAAATGCATTTATAGGTGTTTTGTTCCCAACCACATCCAGTTGATTATTACCTGTTTCATGTTTGTATAATATAGCTGCACCAAACTCATTGGTAATACCATTAATAGATATTGATGGTAATCCTGTAACATTATATTCTGTTGCATATGGATTATCTAATACATACTTATCACTGTATGCAGTTCGTGCTAAAGAACTTGTCGTCCATAAACCTTCTCTATAATTTAATGTTACACATCGATCTATTTGTGTTGATCCATCTTTACAGTAAAACCAATTAATTTCAGTAAACAAAGTATTGTATCCTGCAAATACTTGTTCACTTTGACCAAAATTAAATCCTAAATCGTCATCCGTTTGAGTTGTAAATACAAAATCTTCAACAGAACAGGTAAGTTTTTTTACTGAACCACCATCATACGCATAGAAACCACCAGACTTACCCATCCAATACATAATACCATCCACATGCACTAGTGAATGCTGTGACATAGCGCCACAGTTTGAACCCACTTGTCTAATTGAAAAAGTAAAAGGTGGTCCGACAAACTGCATAATATAAGCAGATGTATCTGTAACGATAAAAATATAATCTTTACCTCTTGCTGCGCTTACTATTTTAGAACCACTGTCTAATTGAAAGGTCCCTGCAGTATTAGTTGAAACAGGCACATAGTCTGTTCTATCTTCTTGATCAGAAAAACGTATAAACATTTTATCTTGTGTGTTAATCGAACCAATTGTTGTTTCTGTTCCTAAATGAATTAAGTGTCTATCAGTATCCGATACAATTGTCATTACACTTGCTGTTGGATTTGTGCTTACTGAAGTTGCTCTTGTTGTAACACCACTTGTTGGGTTCCATTCAAATGTCCCACCATTTTTAATTGTTGCTACTAGTATTGTTCCATAGTTATCTAACGACCAATTGCCTGGTTCTAAACTTGTAGCTGAAGCTAAGGTTGCTGAACCCCAAGCAGTAGAACCATTCCAGACTCCTGTACCCCAACCAAAACCAAGAGTCTGTGTTGCTGAACCAACAGGAAAATAAGATTGTACTGTTCCCGAACCTGCTGCTGTAATTCCTGCACCTGATTCATTTGAGGGCATGGTAATTGTAAAACTATTCGACGTTGCTGTAATAACTTGAAAAGGGTTGTCAGTAAAATTAGCGGCTGTAAATCCTGTGCCACTACCAGGCATTGTAACTGATGAAAATACAACGAACTCACCTGCTTTTAAATTATGAGAAGTTTTGTTTACTGTTACTGTTGCGGAACCATTTGTGGAGGTAAAAGTCAAACCTGTTATTGCAGTTTCAAGTGGACTAATATCATAAATACCACCACCATAAAATATAAATAAACCTTTACTTGTACCTATAGCTATGTATTCTGTTCCATCCCTATCTGTCCAAATGTGTGTTGCTCTGGCTACACCAGGCATTGTTGTAGCCACAGCTTGTTGCCACCCACCTATTTTTTCAGGCTCGCCATAACGAAAGCGAACAAAATCACCATCCGTCCATTGGTTAGATGCTTCACTTTGTGTTATTTGTTTGTTAAAACCACCCTTAAAAGGTATACGAATTAAAGGCATGTCACCTCGCAGTCACAGGGTTTGTTCCGTCCCCAACGAATGGATGTTCAGCAAATGCAATATAAATGTATGTAGAACTTGCATTCATTGATGTACCAGTTGACCTTGGTTTAAATCCATTAGATAATAAATCACAAGTATTACCTGTTGCTTCGGCAGCAGAGTCATTAGGAAATAAACCTTTATCAGTTGGATTAAAAGTGTCTCTTCTAGAATCAATAATTACCCAACTTCTTGTGTTGTCCATATCTTTAATCATTACAAAAGCTGGTTTAAAACCTGTGTAAACAAACGGACCATCTGCACTATTATTTCCTTCGTAACTACCAAATCTACTAAAGCCATCCACCGAATGCCAGCAGTACGCAATGTAATTATTACCACTTTCATTTACTTCATAACCAGTACCACCAATAATAAAAGCTGAAGCTGTGGGGGCACCCCACATAGATGCAGTTGCTACAGCAGCAGTAGTATTTAACACTATGTATTTTGTTATACCACCTAGAGATTTATGATAACATCTCCAAGCAGTTGAATTTCCTTTATCTTTAAATATCATCCACTCTGGTGCAGCAGATAAGCCATGTCCAACTGAAGCTGCTCCACCAGTTCCAGTATATTCTACTATTGAAAAACCTGCAGTTGTATTTGCTTGGACAGTAGAGGTAATTGCACCTACTTCATTTGTAGCTTTTGTTCCTCCGTTTGCTACCCAGTTCCAAGCTACAACAGAGTCACCAGAACCATTAATAGAACTATTGTCCCCTACTGCATAACCTCCTTTTAAAAATTTATATAAGGCATCAGTTCTTGTAGATTCTGCGTTAGTTGAACTTGGCATTATAAGTTTACCTGCACCTCTGCTTGAATCATAAAGTTGATGATTAGAGGATGCACTTCTTTCTTTAATCCAGGATAATCCACTTACACCTTTTTCAGTCTCTGGCATATTGTCTTGTTGTACTGTAGAAAAACCAGAAGGTGCTGAATGAGTATAAGATTTTTGACCAAAATTCCAATCATTATGTCCACTATAACCTCTTTGTTCAGTAAAACATAAACCACCATCTTGATTTGCAATTTTTAAATTTGAAAATGCTGGATTTGCACCAGTAGCTGGATTACCACTATTCGGATATGTTCCATTTTCACTAAACCACAATTTTCCATTATCCATATCAACAGCAATACCAATAACATCACCTTGACTTCTAGCACTTCCATAAGTTAATTGACCAGAATTATTATTTTCAATTTTTCCATTATTTGTTGCATAACTCCATCCATAGAGGAAGTCATAAAATAAATTTGTTGTACTTTTAATACTTTGGTTTTTTGAAATACATCCAAAAAAAGAAACAGTATCAAGACTAGTTAATGTAACTTCAACATAATATTTACCCGAAGCAACTGGTTTACTAGTTCTATAAATATCCCAATTTGAAGGAGTGCTTCCAGCTAATACTCTAGTGTTACCTTCAGCTAATACTGTTGTACCAGCTGTAGCACCATTATTATTACCTTGATCATTAGAATCAAATGTCGCAAAGTTTTGGGTAGGACTATCTGTGGTCTGGTCTCCAGCTACAAGGTTTGAAACACTGAAATCATTTGTATTACCACTGGTGTCATCTCCAAAATTACTGGACGAACTAAACTGCAATCTGAACCCATTAGTTCCGTAAGTGATACCTGTTAATGCTTTCGGGACCCAACGCCCTGTGCTTGTATCAGTGACGCCAAATGTGTCAGGTGTTAAAGCTGTACCATCTACTTGATTAAATTCTGCAAGGTAACCATCTAAATCATAAGAACCACCAGTTGTACTACCAATTCTAAATGTTGCTGAACTATAATTAAACTGTGTATTATCACTAGAACCAGCATTTGTTTGTGTTGAAAATGAAGTAATCCTATCTCCATCAACATACAATTTAACTCTATCGGCTGCTGTACTATCTCCTGTGTTTACAGATAACATGATATGATACCATTTGCTAGTATCTTCAAATGTTCTATTTGTAGTGTAAAGATGATTAGATGGCGACCCTATTCTAGTAGAAATTGTATTATCAGCATTAAATCTTATATATCCATCATTACTTGATGAGCCATCATAAGTATCAAAAATATGTTGTACTGCACCTAAAACACCTCTTTTAACCCAAACAGAAATAGTAAAAGTATCTCTATCCCCAGCATCATTTGTTCTTGATAAATAAGCATTGTCAGCATCATTAAATATAACACTATTCGCAATCGTGCCATTATCTGTAAAAGGTACGAACTTACCGACCCTCTGTCCTCCCCCATTCCCTTCGTAAATTATTGGGAAGAACTGTGTTTCGCCATTTGGTATTGTTGGTATTGCCATGTTACTCTGCTCCTAAATTCTTTGTACAAATTGCTAAAAAATCATCTGGCACAGTATAAAAAAAATTACCAATTCCATTTGCATCTGTATTACCTTGAGCTGTTTTAACTCCAGCAAAAGTGCCATCTTGACCAAAGTTATATGTAGCTGTGCCAGAACTACTATTTCTTGATGCCATTACTAAATCTTGTCCACTAAATCCAGTTATAACAACTCCACTACTTAAAGCATTACTGCTTAATGTTCCAACATACCATCCAGAATCATCTCGTAAAAATACCTGTCCTGTTGAAGCATCTAATCCTACACCTATGACATCACCAGCAGCAGGTTTAGTTATTGCACCTTGAGCATTACTACCATTTTGATAACTACCAGTATTGTAAAAACCTACAGAGCCAGTATCTTGACCAATAACTGTAGAACCAGGAGTTATTATAGATGAGAGTTGCCATCCAGTACCCCAATAATCACCAGTTAAACTACCTATTACTTCATAATACCATTTACCAGTTGAGCCACCTTTAATATGAACATTACCTCTTATTGCTGCACCAGTAAAATTAGTAGTTGAATCAATGGTTAAATTACCTTGACTAAAATTACACGGAACATTTTCTATTGCGTTCATTACACAAAAATTATTCGAAGGTGAGTCACTAACTTGGTCATGTGCTGCCAGTCCATTTGTACTGAAATCATTTCCATTTCCAGATTCGTCGTCCCCAAGGTCTGCACTATCTCTACCATCAACATAAAAACCATTTGTACCAAAAGTTAATCCACTTACATTTTTGGGGATCCATATATTAGATGAGTTGTATTCACCAAAACTAGATGGGTCTAATGCTTGGTTATCAATTAAAACCATTTCAGCTAAATACCCATCCCATTCTTGACTACTTAATGAATGAGAATTTGTTGATATAGAAAAAGTTGAACCATCTCCATAACCAGCAAAATCAGTATCAGCACTTGGTTGAGTTCCTGTCATTGATACCCTTGTACCATTTACATATAAAACAGAAAACTCACTAGACACACCTCCTGTACAATCAGCTACCCATAGGCAGTGATACCATGCCCCAGGGTCTCTGAAAACCATATCGGTGGTCATTGTTTTTTCGGTCGTACCATTTGTTAATCGTAATGTAAGCTTATCATCAGAATGCATTCTTGCCATAAATCGTGAACTTGCACCAGCTGCAAACAAACATAATTCTGTTCCAAAAGATTCACCTCTTTTCATCCACCAAGAAAGACTTAATTTTCTTTTACTGTCAGCAGTATCTTGTGTTCTATGCATGTAGGTATTATCAGCAGGATTAAACCTAATTGATTGGTCTATTGTATGTGTGGTTGTCCCAGACTGTGCACCTGCTCCTGCTAATAAATTATTTTGAAATACTGCCATTAAGCTGTCCTTGTTTTTGTCTTTCTTTTTTGTTGTTCAATAAATTTTCTATAAACTAATGCTGATTTATTTTTACCTGCAACTTTTGCTCTTTGTTCCATTGCAATTGCTGCTTGTGTTTTATGATTATGTTTACGTCTTGAGTTTTTTATTTTTCTCACTGACCTTTGAGCATCTGCTACTGTTGCAAACTTTAAACCATGTATTGTACCTTTTGGGTCTTCATCAGTATATAAATCTGAATGTTTTTTACTCTTAGCAGGTTGACCTTTTTTTCTAGGTATTCTTGCTACCATTAAGCTGTACTCACATTCAATGTGGCTACTGCATGTACGTTTGTTGACGTAAACGTAATGTAGTCAATTCTGTCACATGCACTTGCACCTGTTGATAATGTTGGAGCAGTCCCTCCAGGAAATTTATAATTAGTTCCAAATGATAAAGTTCTACTACCAGTTCCATCTTGTATTACA